GTTTAACTATGTGGTATACCACATTTATATTTAAAAGAGCGCTATTTGTTTGTACGTATTCCATTAGTTAGCAATAGTTATCCCTGTTAAAAAAGCTGAATTGTTTTTATACAAACTTAAAGTTTTATTGATTAAATCAATTCTCATCCCAACAACATCATTAGGGGATAAAGTAGAACTGCCTGAAGTAGTTGTGCCGTAATTATTATAATTTGTACTATAAGAATAAAAAGTCAGTGACTCATTTTTAGTTGGTATTGTTATTAAACTTGCTGCGGTACTTAATTTTGTTATTCCATACTGTAAATCTGGATTTCCAAATTCTAATTCAACGTAAAGCTTATTACTCCCAATTGCTCTTGAAGTTCCCGACCACGCTGCGTTATAAAAAGTACCATTAGTTTTTGTAAACACAGTTCCCGATGATTGTATTGAAACTTCCCCCCCATACTTATTGTTTGCATCAAAATTTACTGTAGAACCTTGACTCCATTGAGTATATCCACTTGGAATACTATAAGTAAATTCTCCTGTTTTTGCGTTCATTTTTACATAAGTAATTTGACCCCCTGCATCTCCAACAAAAAGCCAATAAGATGTGTCTGGTGCAGACGCACCTTGTGAAAGCATTTTACTTTTTCCTAAACTCATTGTATATTAGTTTTAAATTTCAAAATCTACAATAGAACTTTTAGTAGTTAAAGCGTTTATTTCAGCTTCTTTACTTGTACACTCTATTCTTAAATTATTTCTTTCTGTTGTAATATTACTTGGTATTGCTGTACCGCCTTCGGCTGCTCTTACAATATACCAGTCAGTTGAAGATAATTTAGTATTGTAAATTCTTTTTAATTCAGTTATTTGTTGAGTTTTTAACTCCGCAACTGTTTCTATAAAAGTTTTATTTTCTATATTATAAACAAACTTATTATTATCAGAATCAAATACAATGTCTCCGTAATCTTGAGATGGTTTTTTGCTAGTTTGTTCTAATTCAAAAAATCCTAAAGCTTCTAAATCAGAATCACTTGCATATTGTAACCCTAAATTTCCTCCTAAACTTTTTGGTTTAGCTACTATTTTTATATTTCCGTTTATATTAATTGCTTTCATATATTATTTTTATGGCGTTGGGTCACTAGCGTAAGTTAGTATTGAATAGTTAAAAATTGCGTTCGCTGAATCGTCAATACATTCTATCATTAGAGCGTTTGTGGTACTTCCATCGTAGTCATTTTCCCCTAGCTTATTAAACGTTTCACTAGTTGCAGCGTTTGAGTCAAGCGTCAAGGCATAAGCACCCGTTAGATTATGTATTGTTATTACTTGACCTGTTTTGAAGTTTGTAAAATCAAATTCTTTAGCACCAGTACAAGCCGATTGCATTTTAAAAACAGTAGCTGCCGACCAATCTACAGTAGTAGCTCCACTTGTTGCTGTTATTGTTGAACTTGCTGTAAATCTATTTTCTAGTTTGTCGTAGGTAACATTATCATTTAAAATCTTTGCTGTTGTTACTGCATCCGTCGCAATAGTTAAAGCTGCCGAGCCAGTCACGTCTCCTGTATGAGTTGCGTTTGGACTTGAATTTGTAACTGTTACATCTCCTGTAGCACCTGAAACAGATATTGCTGTTCCTGCTACAATAGAATTAACATCTCCCGCATCGTCTGTATACAGTTCGTCAAAGTTCGACATCGTTTTTATGAAGGCATCCCTGATAGGATCACCAGTGCCGTCGTTAGCGGTACTACCCACGTTAATTACTTGTTTTGCCATCTGTGTTTATATTTTAAAATTCTGTTGCATCTGCTTTTATTGTTGTCGTATCTGCTAATATAGAGGTTGTATCTACTGTTAATAGCGAACCGCCAGCATCTGAAGGATAAACTATACCCCAGGCATTTGCTTCGTTTACGTTTCCCCACCACGTTACTGGATATATACTTCCAAATCCCATATATATATAATTACTTTTTTGTCTTTTTGTTATACATCTTTTCTAAGTAGTTTTTTAATTTAACTACGTTTCCTTGTTTTGGCTTGTATTTTCTTATTTTTTTTATCATATTACCCAACCGGTAAAATCCGCACTTTTATCCGGAAAGACATCGTCGTTATTATTCGTATAGTATTCCGGGTATAAGGTTGAGGCATTAAAAGAAAAATGTTCTATCATTCTATCGGTATAGTATTGAGCCGTCGTTCTTTCTTTTTCTATTAGAAAGTCTACTTCTTCTTTAGATACGCTTTCCGAGTTTTCGCTAGTCCCTTTAAAAATTCCTTTATTAGATACGCTATAAGCCGCAAAGGGCAAATACTCTACCATACTCCAATGTACCAAACAAGGCTTTATATGCGTTTCTACAAGCGTTTGGTAGTTACCTCCTAAGTTACCCGCTATTATATCCGTTGAAATCTTGTTATAAAGATCCGTTCCTATATAATTTTGTATATGTATATTTTGCGCGATCTTAACGTATTGTATAAACTTGTCCGTATCAACTCCACCGGATACCGTAGTATACTTAACTATATCTTTTCTAGTTACAAATAGTGCTTCTGCCATTTTATTTTGGTGTTGTAAAGTTTTTAGGTTTTATAAAGCCCCTATTTTTCATATCTCTTGGTCGTTTGGCTACCTTTGTATCGTTAGTCTCGGGTTTAAATCCTTCTTTTTTTGCTTTGTTAACGCTTATTTCGGCTTTTGGGTTTTTTGCGTCGGGTTGTACGTCTTTAGCCATATAGGTCTTACGCATCCAAAAATGTCTGCACGATCCCCCGCCTTTATATAGCCAGATGTCGTATGTTGCAGCTCCCTCTTCGCCCCATCCGGCGTTAACGGGTTGTTTACCCATTTGCTCAATATCCTCTTTACGGTATATCTTTTTATCGCTTACCATTTTAGTACAAAATTCCCGGCTCTTACTATCCGAATCTAAAGGAGCGTATTGATAACGTACTTTAAACTTTAAATCTTTTACTTCGCCGTCTTGTTCGCTTTTTGCGTTTGGTCGAGCGGATCCCGTTGAGGCTAAACCGATCATTTTATCCAAAGTTTCTTCTTGATCGTAGTCTACTTCTCTTTCGTCTACAAGTTCCCAATTTTCTAAATCTTCTTCCTCTCCAAACTCGCTTAATAAATCATATACTTTGTTATCGTCAAATTGAGAGCTTAAATTACTTTGATCTTGAGAAGCCATTTTAACGCCCGTTTCTTCCTCTCTAGCTTCGTCGGTAACTAAGTTATCCGATTCTATAAAAGAAAGCGGTTGTAGGGTCTTAAAATAGAGTTTAAGGCTTATATCGTTAACGGCTAGTATATCGTCTATACAATCGGTTAAAAGATCTTGATACGGTTTGATTGTTATATTGTCAAAAAGTAAAGCGGCGGTTTTTATTTCGTCGGCGTTTGATCCTAATCCGTTAGAGTCGTTTCTTATTCCTAAAAGTAAAGGGCTAGTTACCCTATGCGCTACGATTAGCTTGTTGGAGCATTCGTTGGATAAATACTCGTAATGAGCCGGGGCGTCGTTTAAAGGGATATCGTCTACCGTTGTTTTACTTTCGGCGTTATTGTTAAACGCTATTACTACCTTCTCTCCTCTTGCGCCGGTAAGCTTTCGCATTACGTCGTTTTTGATTTGGAGTTGTTGTTGAGCGTCCGGTACGCCGTTATTGAAATTTACGACTTTGGTTCCCGAGAAGTTATTTTGGACGTCGTTAATAAGGTAATCCGCTATCTCGCTTTCTAATTCGGCGTACGCTAACCCTCCTTGATAATCGACGGGGCAGTAATAATCGTAGCCCGAAACGTATTTTTTACAAATTTTAATCTCCGGTTCTTTACCGTTTCCAAATCCAAAAGACGCTATTCGTTGAGGTTTATCATTTGGCTTTACTTTAGTCCAATCCGGAGCGTAATAATAAGCCTCTATTTTACCCTCTTCGTTACACTTTTCGGCTCTTAGCGTTTGTCTTGGAAAATGCTCCGCTTTTACGACGTTACTATCTTGATAAAGAACTTGAAAAGATGCTTCTCCTAATAGTTTTAGATCTAAACAAACTTTTCGTAGGCAATCGTTAGAGACTATTGATCTCATTGCGGCGTATTCGTTAGGCTTTTTACTATTGTTTAAAGCGTCTAGCCCTTTTCCATATATCATATTTACGACGCCATTAATAATTGCGTGGTTAGTCGTAGAATTAGTGTATAAATCTATAAGATATTGATAGTAATT